GCCCGCTGTCGATCATGCACAGCGCCTGGATGCAGGACATCGGCAACTCCGTCATTCACAGGAGCGCAGTCGTCGCCCACCATGTCCAAGCATCGCGCCGCGTTGAGTTGCTGCAAGAGAACTACGAGTTCGTCATCACGAACTACGAGGGGCTGAACTTGATAGCAAATGAGGTAAAGAATGATGGAAGATTCGACCTCATCATCGTGGACGAAGCGAACGCGTACAAGAACCCGCAGACCAAACGCTGGAAGGCGTTGCAGTCGGTGCTCAAGCCCGAGACCTACCTATGGATGATGACCGGCACACCCGCGTCGCAGTCACCGCTCGATGCCTACGGCCTTGCGAGGCTGGTCAACCCGAAGGGAGTGCCGAGTTTCTACACGTCGTGGCGCGACACCGTGATGAACAAGGTCACGATGTTCAAGTGGGCGCCCAAGCCAGACGCTGCCGAGCGCGTGCACAGCGCCTTGCAGCCTGCGATCCGGTATACCAAGGAGCAGTGCCTGGACCTGCCGCCTGTCGTGACGATGACGCGAGAGGTGCCGCTGACCCCGCAGCAGGCCAAGTACTACAACCTGCTGAAGACGCAGATGGTGGCGCAGGCGTCAGGCGAGACGATCACAGCAGTCAACGCAGCCGCAGCGCTCAACAAGCTCCTGCAAATATCGGCAGGCATCGCCTACTCCGACAACAAGGAGACGGTGGAGTTCGACGCCACGCCGCGTTTGAACGTGCTGCTGGAAGCACTGGAGCAGACGGATCGCAAGGTCATCATCTTCGCGTTGTTCCGCGCCGCCATCCAGGCGATCAGCGAGTTCCTCACCAAGCACGGCGTGGCTGTGGAGCAGATCCACGGGGGCGTGACGGCCACCAAGCGAGGCGACATCATCAAGCGCTTCCAGACGCTGCCCCAGCCCCGAGTGCTGGTCATGCAGCCGCAGGCCGCAGCGCACGGCATCACGCTCACTGCCGCTGACACGGTGATCTTCTACGGCCCGCTGATGAGCGTCGAGCAGTACGTGCAGTGCTGCGCCCGGGCCGACCGCAAGGGGCAGGACTCGGACAAGGTCACCGTCATCCACATCCAGGGCTCGCCCGTGGAGAAGCGCATGTTCGCTGCGCTCGCCAGCAAGGTTGACGACAACCGCCTGCTGGTCGACATGTTCCGCTCTGAAATTGAAGAAAGGGGGTTGCCAAAGTCTTGACACGCACTAGAATGTCCAACTCTTGACAAGAAAGGAGAAGCTACATGGAAGAAGTTGACGTGCCGTTGGATCGCCTGACGCGCATCTACATGAAGATGCGCAACAAGATCAAGGAGATCGAAGCGGAGTACGACGCCAAGCTGGAGGCGGTCAAAGCCCAGCAGCAAGAGGTCAAGAACGCCATCAAGGATCTGATGTTGGCGCAGGGGTCTCGGTCAGTTCGCACTGACTTCGGCACCGTCGTCTTGTCCGAGAAGACCCGGTACTACACCCAGGACTGGGACAGCTTCAAGAAGTTCGTGGTTGAGCAGGAAGCGGTGGACCTTCTGGAACGCCGCATCCATCAGTCCAACATGGCCGTGTTCCTTGAGGAGAACCCTGGCCTGCATCCCCCCGGCCTCAACTCGGACCGTGAGTTCGATGTGAGCGTCCGCAAACCCTCAACGAAGTGAAGGAAATCAACATGAGTGAAGTCGCACTTTTTTCTGGTTCGAACGTCCCTGCATTCCTGCGCAAGGGCGAGTTGTCTGATCTTGCCAAGGCCCTGTCGGGCGGTGCTGGCGGTGGCGGCGGCAAGCGCATCTCGATCAAGGGCGGCGTGTTCCGCCTGATGGTCGACGGCAAGCAGGTCGCTGCGATTGATGAGCGCTATCTCGACGTCGTGGTGGTCAACGCTGCTGCCAAGATCGGGCGCACGTTCTACATGAAGAGCTACGACCCGGACTCTCCTGCTGGCCCGGATTGCTGGAGCGCTGACGGCGAGAAGCCCGACGCCTCGGCAGCCAACCCGCAAGCCTCGCGCTGTGTGGAGTGCCCGCAGAACATCAAGGGTTCCGGTTCGGGCGACAGCCGTGCGTGCCGCTACAGCCAGCGTCTGGCCGTTGTGCTCGCCAACGACATCGACGGCGACGTCATGCAGATTCAGCTTCCGGCCACGTCGATCTTCGGGCGTGAAGAAGGCGAGAACCGCCCGCTGCAAGCCTACGCTCGGTATCTGGCTGCGCAAGGCGTGAGCCCTGAGATGCTGGTCACGCGGATGAAGTTCGACACCAAGTCCGAATCCCCGAAGCTGCACTTCAAGCCGATGCGCTGGTTGTCCGAGGACGAGTACGCCTCGGCTGTCGAGCAAGGCAAGTCGGAGGAGGCCAAGCGCGCCGTCACCATGACGGTCGCGCAGACTGACAAGGTCGCTCCTGCTCCGATGGAGCTTGCAGGCAAGCCGCCTACCCGAGTAGCATCGCCCCCTCCCGCGCCTGCGGTCGTTGAGGAAGAGGAAGAAGCGCCGCCTCCTGCTCCGCGTCGTGGCCGTCCGCCCAAGGCGGTTGTCGAAGCCCGCAAGGCTGAAGCTGCCAAGGCGGAGGAGGACGAGGACGTGGCGCCCACTGTGCGCAAGACCGAGACGCCGGTTGCCCCGGCTCCGGCCAGTAGCAAGCTCGCGCAGCTTGCTGCCGAGTGGGACGACGAAGAGTAATCGACACGGGGTGGGGTTCGCCCCACCCTCAGCGCTATGCCGTACTCAACCAACACCATCTACGCGGTCAAGAAGATCAAGACGGCGTCTCTGGGTAATCACCTGGGGCGCCTCGCCGTCGAACTCGACTTCTCCGTGTCCCGCATCTCCAAAGCAACAGGCGCCAGCCGTCAGACGGTTTACAACTGGATGAACGGCAACGACGTGCTCACGCCGTACCGACCTGCCGTGGAGAAACTCATCAACATTCTGAAGACGGCGAAAACTGCCGACGAAGCATGGAGAACAGTGTGTCAGGAATTCAACCTACAAGCTTGACGACGGAAGAACTGCTGAAGTACGCACATCTCTACAACAACACAGGGCTACCCAAGCACTGGGTCGATGCGCTCATTCAGCACCTTGAAGAAAAAGTCGACCGCGTAGAAGAACTGGAGCACGACGTTGAAGTGCTTCAACACCGCATAGACGACATCCTCTGACATCTCGGGAGTGTCATGGAACCGCTTGACTTTCTAGCGGCTGTCCTGCCGTCCCCGGGTTACGGGTACTACTGCGCAGCAGAGCTGTCGTCCCCACGAAAGACGCACGTCTTCGTGGAAAACATCAACGAGATGCAGCCCCGAGTGGAGACGTGGCTGCAAGACAAACGCGACGTTTACTTCGCCCTGGCTACGTTCGAAGAGAAGGGCAAGCGCACGGCAGACAACGCCGAATACCTGCGCTCGCTGTTCATCGACATGGACGGCTACGCCAGCAAGCGCGATGCAGCGCAAGCGCTGGCCGCGTTCACTGCCGATACTGGCCTGGACACGCTGGGAGACCCCTGGATCGTCGCCTCGGGTGGTGGGCTGCACGCGTACTGGGCGTTCACTCAGCCCGTGACGGTGGGCATGTGGAAGCCGGTGGCCGAGAGCTTCAAGCGCCTGTGCAAGCAGCGCTCCCTGAGCATCGACATGACAGTCACCGCCGACGCCGCACGCGTCCTGCGGATCCCCGGCACGTTCAACTTCAAAGCCAAGTACGGCACGCCCCGGCCTGTCAAGGTCATGCTGCCGGGAACATTCATCAATTTCGATGCGTTGGCCGAGCGCATCAACGCGTTGGTCGCCCCGGCTTCGGTTGCAGCCCCTGCGCCTGCGTTGGACATCGAGGGCTCCCGTCCGACCAAGACCACGACCGGTGTGCAACTGGTGACCAACAGCGTCACCAACTTCCGTGACATCGTCAAGCGCACCAAGGCTGGTAGCGGCTGCGCGCAGTTGGCCGCCTATGTCGAGAACGCCGCCGACGAGAACATGGAGCCGCTGTGGCGAGCGTGGCTGAGTCAGGCCAAGTACTGCACCGACAGCGACCGTGCGGTCGTGTGGCTGAGCAAGCTGCACCCGTACGACGAGACGCGCATGCACCAGAAGCTGCGCGAGATCAAGGGCCCGTACGCTTGCCTGAAGTTCGACAGCGAGAACCCCAACGTCTGCCCGAAGTGCCCACACTTCGGCAAGATCACCAACCCGCTGGCGCTGGGGCGCGAGGTGCTGACCAGCACTGAGGAGAAGACCCTTGAGCTGCCGCCAGCAGACCCGGACGATCCCCAGGCTGAGCCGCTCATCATCAAGCGCCCGTCGCCTCCCAAGGGCTACTCGTACGGAGCCAAGGGCGGTGTGTACTGCGAGCGCATAGTGGAGGAAGCTGACGGCACCAAGCGCAAGCAACAGGTGATGGTGCTGCCCTACGACCTGTTCGTCGTGGACCTCCTGCATCGGGAGCAAGAGCACACCGTGCACATGATTGCAGACCGGCCCGGGAAGCCGGTTGACGTGCTAATGCCGCAGCGTGCCGTGGTGAGCAAGGACGAGCTACTCAAGGCGCTCGCTCAGCAGAACATCATTGCTGCGTTCGGCGCAGGCAACGACAAGAACCTCTTCGAGTACGTGCGGGCGTGCGTGGAGGAAGCGTCGACCAACAAGGACCCCATCCGCATCCCGGGCCAGTACGGCTGGCAAGAAGACGGCACGTTCGTCTACAGCGGCAAGGTCTACCTGCCTGACGGCACCACGCGCACGGTGCCCATGCCGGACCTCGTCAACATCACCCGTGCCACGCGCAGTGCGGGCACGCTGGAGCAGTGGCGGCGGTTCCCTCAACTCCTCATGGAGCGTGAGCGGTACGACATGCTGGCGATGGGCTGCATCGCGTTCGGTGCGCCCCTCATGCGCTTCACGCACATCAACGCGCTGACCTTCCACGCCGGGAGCACGGCCTCGGGCACGGGCAAGTCGCTGGCGTTGTCGCTGGTGGCCTCGGTGTGGGGGCATCCCATCCGCTACCGCACGGGCAAGTCCACGTCGCCTGTGACGATGCAGCAGCGCATCGGCAACCTGAGTTCTCTGCCGTTCGTCTCCGACGAGATCACGCACAAGTCCCGTCAGGACATGGAGTGGTTCCCGGGGCTGGTGTTCGATCTGGCCGAGGGCCAGGGCAAGGAGAAGTCCGAGGTTCACCACAACCGTGAGCGCGTCAACCTCGTGTCGTGGTGGACGCTGGCGCTGCTGACCAGCAACACCCACATGCAGGACTACATGGCTGGCGCCCGGGCGCACAGCTCCCAGGGTGAACTGCTGCGCATGCTGGAGTGGACGCCGGAGCAGGTGCTCCAGTGGTCACCGGAAGAGGAAGAGATCGTCAAGCTGCTCAACAGCAACTACGGCGTGGCAGGCGAGCGCTACGTGCGCTGGCTCGTCCAGCATCAGGATGTGGCGCGTGACGTCACGCTCAAGGTGCTGCACAAGCTCAAGGTTGACTGGAAGATGACCGGTGACGAGCGCTACTGGGCAGCGGGCTGCGCCGCTGTCGTGGCAGGCGCCATCCTGGCCTCACGGAACTACGCGGACATCATCGACCTGCCCATCGACAAGATCATCGAGAGCCTGTTCAAGCTGGTGCAGAAGGCGCGTGCTGTGGTGCGTACCGGTGCACGGACCGCCGAGGATGTTCTCAACGCCTTCACCCGCGAGCACTACGGCCAGTTCGTCGTGCTGAAGGTCAGCAACGGCTCGCTGCTGGCGCAGCTTGGCAACGGTGAGGCCATCGACCAGACCATCACGCGCAGCAAGGTCATGGGGCGCGTCGAGCACGACATGACCAAACGTGGCTACGTCGAGTACTTCATCGAGGAGTCAATGCTCAAGGCGCACTGCGTGGCGATGTCGTTCGGCTACCAAGCGTTCAAGCAGCAGATGGAGACGACACCGGGGTTCGTCGTCGGCTACGAGCGCAAGGACATGATGGCGAAGACCAAAGGCCCACAAATGAGGGTGAGAGTCATGCGCATCAGCCGGCGCATCGAGGACGGTGAGCATGCTGAAGAACTACCCGTGGAAGCAGCTTGAGCGGGGGCAGGGGTTCTTCGTCCCTGCCGTTGACTTGGTGGCTGTCCGCGAGGCGGGACTCAAAGCAGCAGTGAGGCAGCATGTGCGCCCTGCACATGCTGCCTTCGTCATCAAGCAAGGGCAGCTTGGGGTGTTTTTCTATCGAGGGCCGCGCGTACAGAAGTGGCGATCTGAATTTTCGCAGCCTTGATCCGGTCCAACATCTTGCGCTTTTCTTCTTCGGTGAGTTTCGATCCACGGATGATGCGTTCGTTTTCAGTCAACTCCCCCATCGTCTGTCGGTACTCTCCCGCCATTTGATTCAGCATGATCAACGGCATGTTCTGTTGCAAGAACGCCTGTGCTTTGCCCGTTTCCCCCCTCTCCAGCAGGCGGTCGTACGTAGTCTTGGCCTGTCTGACTTTCTGGAAGTCTTTGTAAACGCCGTCGATGATGTTACTGGCGTCTGCGGGCTGGAACATTGAGCCCACCAACGGCAATTCAGACCAGCGCTTCTCGGGTACTGCCACGGCAGCTTTCGGCAGCGGCAGGCTCAGCGCCTGGAGCATCAGCAGCCCCAAGCCGCCCGTGTAGCCATTGACCAGTGCTTCGATCTTGATCGGCGAGAAGTTCACCGACTGACCGATGTACTTGGCAATCTCAGAAGTCCGTCCCCGGTAACGCATACCCGGAACCTCCGCTTGCTCACGCGCTGACTCAAGATCACGTCCAGTGAAGAACGACTTGCCCAGGCCCACCTCGATAAGGGGTTTCAGGGCTGCGGGGATAGGCACCGGCACCGGAATCTTGGCTCCGCCAATCTCAATAGGCACCATGCTGCTGCCGCCTGGAACGATCTGGATCAAGATGTGGTTAAGCGCATCCAGGGCTTCCTTTGCCCCTTGGTTGCTCTTCATGCTGTTGTACAGCATTTCAGGCAGCGCCTTGAAGATGTAGCCCACTTCAAACGGAATCGGCACACGCAGCGTAACCTTCTCTCCGGCCATCTCGTCAAGGAAAGGTAGGCGCAAGAACCAGTTGCCGTACTTCTGATCCGGCGTAGCGTTCTTGTATTCCTCGTCGTCTTGCATGGCTGCGGCATACGCCAGCGTGAGGGCAAACATCGACGCACCACGCGTGAACAGCTTGCGTTGGATGTCGAGCTTGTCGTTGAAGG